CGTACCGTGTGTGCCGTTGAAATCGAAGATTACCCACGCAGAGTTTTATTGCAACGGCAAGCTGATGGACTCTTACCTAGATTCCCTATCTGGGACGACATCACCACATTCGATGGCAAACCTTGGCGGGGAAAGGTCGATGTCGTCACAGGAGGATTTCCCTGTCAAGACATCAGCGTTGCAGGAAAAGGCGCAGGACTCGATGGGGAACGATCAGGACTCTGGGGAGAAATGTCACGGGTCATTCGCGAAGTACAGCCCAGATACGCATTCATTGAGAACTCACCAGCACTCACTATTCGAGGACTCGACAGAGTGTTGTGTGATCTTGCCCAGATGGGGTTTGATGCGCAATGGGGAGTGCTGGGACACGACGACTTCGGTGGGCAACATCGAAGGGAAAGAATCTGGATTGTTGCCGACTCCTCCAAAAAACCTTTTCAATCATTGGTCGAGCGCAAAGGCAAAGTATTTCAACGGTGGACTACGCAAGAGCGGTGTCAAGGTTGGATCGACTTTGTGGTGGGAGATGACGAAAGAGCATCTCCATCTTGGCGGGTTAGAGGACAGAAAGACAATACCAGACCCATCATGTGGAGAAGTAGTGATGGGATGGTTAATGGGTTGGACAGAATTGCAGCCGTTGGAAATGGACAAGTTCCAAGAGTGGCAGCGGCAGCATGGCAATTACTAACAAAACAAATATAGAAAGAAAACTAGATGCAAGCCGAACAAATAGCGCAAGCGCTTGGCAACGCAAAGAAGGTAGGCGGAGGGTGGCTGGCGAGTTGCCCTGTCAGCTCACACGGTCAAGGCAACGGTGACAGGAATCCAAGTCTCTCAGTTACAGATGCAGAGGACGGCAAGGTCTTATTTAAATGTCACGGGGGCTGTGAGCAAGATCAAGTCTTCGGTGCAGTCAAGGACTACGGTCTGCTGCCAGACTTACCCAATCCCACAAATTTTCTGACACAGATCAAACCGTTACCGAAACAAAACCCAGTCTTGGAGCAGGAGTGGCACTACACCGACGAAGACGGTGTGACTCAGCACATCAAGCAAAGATACAAAACATTCGACGACAAGGGCAAGACATACAAGCAATTTAAGGTGGACGAGAACGGCATCAAGCACGCATCAATGACGGGTGCAAACATAGTCCCATATCAACTACCAGAGATTGAGTTTGCAAGAAAGACAGGCAGAACTGTCTTCTTGTGCGAAGGCGAGAAGGCAGCCGACTCGATCAGATCAATCGGTGCATACGCAACCTGTACACACGCAGGTGCTGGTAGCTTTCCAGAAGATGTCGTCAAATATTTTGTAGGTCTGACAGTGGCGGTCATACCTGATAACGATGTAGTCGGTTGGGAGTACGCAAGGAAAGCAGTCAAGGCTCTCAAGACGGTTACAAAAAGTATCCGAGTGGTAGACCTTGGACTCGACGACATAAAAGAAGACGCATACGAGTTTGTCAACAAGTACGGCAAGGGCAAGGAGGACTTGGTAGAGATCACCAAGCAAGTCAAGCCTGTGCAGTCTGAAGATGATGTAACGACTCCTGCAAGGTTGCTTGATGTTGCTGAGACACCAGAACTGCAAGAGTTAGAGCTGCCACAAGTACCACTACAACGCGAAGGATTCAAGCTCGAAGCGTGGGACAGCATCGAGGACGAACCAGTCGAGTGGTTGGTTAAGGGCGTTATCCCGCAAAGAGCGTTTGTGGCTTTATACGCACCGCCAGCAAGTTTCAAGTCATTCTTGGCGTTGGACATTGCGGAGTGCATCGCCACAGGCAGAGCATTCCTTGGCAACGAGATCACTAAACAAGGTGCAGTGCTTTACATCGCGGGTGAGGGGCATGGCGGTATCGGCACAAGGATAAAAGCCCTGAAGATTCACCACAGCACACCAGCAGGAACACCAGTCTATTTCCTTAGACGGCAGGTCAACTTGAGAAGCAGTCAGACCGACTTGAAGGACTTGGTGGCAGCCATTGACGACCTCAAAGCAATCAATGAGATCAACTTCGAGCTGATCATCATCGACACATTAGCTAGAGCGTTTGGCGGTGGCAATGAGAACGCATCAGAAGACATGGGTGCATTTATCACTGCTGCTGGCGCTATACAAGGCAAGTATGAATGCTCGCTGCTAGTCGTACACCACGCTGGTAAGGACGCAACTAAAGGACTCCGCGGTCACAGTTCACTGCTCGGAGCAGTGGACACAGAGCTAGAAATCATCAGGATCGAAGGCGCTCAACCGCCAAAAGGAATCCTCCATATCAGCAAGCAAAAGGACGGGGAAGACGGTCAGCGCATAGGGTTCAGGATGGTCGAGGTCACGACTGGATCAAGTGGAGTCATTGACTTTGAAGTTGCGTCAAGTCTTGCAGTAGAACCCGACGACGAGGCAGAAAACGACAGAAGAGAAGCCAACAAACCGCCAGATAAGAAGGGCAAAGGCACGAACCAAGAGCTCGCCTTGAACTCCTTGCATGAAGCAATAGCCAAGTTTGGGGAGATGCAAACCATCAACGGGATGCGCAATAAGTGCATAAAACTTGACCATTGGCGCAACGAATTTAAGGCTCGAATTGGTAGTGATGTCAGTCCAGAGACGCTAAAGAAGGCTTGGCAACGCATCAAGTTGGACTTGGTGGAAATGCAAAAAGTAACTATTTATGGTGATATGTGCTGGGCTGTGTTTGATGAGCATGAGGACTCAAAACAACCCAAATCTTTCGTTGCTTTGGTGAAGAAATGATGAGGGGGGACAGGGACAAATGGGGGACAAACAGGGGACAACAAGAAATGCATTTGTCTACTCCAAAAAGGTGGACAGATGGATGGGGTGTGTATGTATACACCCCATCTGTCCCCCTTTGGATATGTCGCAGTTTTTAGATTTTTAGAATTGGAGAAAAAGATGGTTAAGAAATCGATTGGTAAGTTGGTTAAAGGGATAAAGCAGCCAGATTTCCCAATGAATGCTTTTGATGTATTTATGAATTCGAGGTTGGTTGAGCTGTCTGTGGTCAAGCGTGATCACGAAAAGCGTTGGGGCATCAACAGGTTGATCGAGTTGGTGGACTCAGAGTTTCGGATTAAGTTCTGGACACAAGCCGAGAGAGTGTTCGATGCGTCGAAGTCAAGGGACGAGATGAAGTTGGATCGTGCGGTCAATGGCATGGTCAAGGCTTATGCAGCGTTGGAAGCATGGGCGGTTGAGCATGGGGTGTCGGAGATGCCAGCAATAGTTGCAGTCGAGCATGAGATGCAAGACGGGTCGGTGATGGTGGTGGTTGGGACACATCACGATGCGACGCTGTATCAGCAGTTCAGACCCGACATCCAAAACAGACACATCTGGACGATGGAAGAGCTGGAGTTGATCATGGAGTCGCCAGTTCTCAAGGAGACCATGAAGATCAAGGCGCTGATGCCTTGTGCTGCGATGGTTCGGCTGGACAAGGATGCGAACCCATTTCCTGATGGCGGTGCGTCAGGCTTTGACGATGTGAAGTCGGAGATTTTGACTGGTGAACCTATGGCGAAAGTCTTTGACACCAGCAAGATAGGCAAAAATATGGCTAATCGGGCTTTGGAGGAGATTTAGATGCAGGTTGATACTTTGTGGTGTGTAAGTGGCTTTAATGCTTTGGAGGGCTTTTAAATGGCTGGGAGACCAAAACGCAAAGCAGACTTGGCTGCACTTGATTCTTTGCCGAAGGAACATATCGTGTCGATGCTTGAGGCTGGACAGCCGATTGCTCGCATCTGTTACGCGCTTGGAGTTGGTCGCGTTGCGCTCGAAGATTGGCTCAATAAACCAGAGAACGAAGGTCTCTCCTCGCGTGCGCGCGCGAAGGCTGCGGATGACATGGTGGCAGAAAGCATACTAATTGCTGACGAAACAGATGTGGAAGAGGTACAAAAGGCTAGATTACGGGTGCAAACGCGCCAATGGGTGGCTGAAAGATGGAATCCAGCAGCGTATGCGCAGAACAAAATGCCTTCGGTGCAGGTCAATTTGTCTGGAATGCGACTGGATGCGTTGCGTCGGATCGAGGTCGTCGAAGATGTATCCACAGACAAGTTGTCCTAGTTATCCACATTTGTGTGGAAACTGGCGAAGTTATCCACAAAAACGCTTACAAACCTGTGGATAACAGCAAAATAACTTTACATAATGAACATAGTGTAAAGTAGGTGAAGAATTTAGTATTCATTTCTGCCTGTTTTCTGCTGACTGATTCGGGTTTACCCCCCCCTTCGATCTGCGCGACGGGGCGGGCTGAAACTGCACCTAAACACCTACCGAACCCACACCCCCCACACCCCCCTACTCACACCGCCACACTCCCACAAAAAAATAAAAAAAATCAAGGCACAATCCTGACATGACGACAGAATCAACTGCACCAGTAAAAAAGGGACTACACCCACAGGTCAAGGAGACGCTAGACCGCATCCACGACAAGAAGCAAGACGAACTCTCCAAAAATCCATTTGTTGCCTTCACCATCCGCTACAAGAATAATCCAGTCCTCTTCGTCAAGGAAGTCTTAAATGCCAACCCAGACACTTGGCAAGAGACCTTCCTAACCCACATCGCCAAGGGCAACCGCAGAATATCGGTTAGATCAGGTCATGGCGTAGGCAAGTCCACAGCAGCGAGCTGGGCGATCATCTGGTATCTACTCTTACGGTATCCAGTCAAGGTGGTCGTCACCGCACCGACATCCAGCCAGCTATACGACGCACTCTTTGCGGAACTAAAGCGCTGGGTGAAAGAGTTGCCTGAGACCTTGAGGGATATGCTCGAAGTCAAGCAGGACAGGATTGAGGTCAAGGAGGCAGCGACAGAGGCTTTCGTGTCCGCAAGGACATCGAGGGCAGAGCAGCCCGAAGCACTGCAAGGTGTCCACAGCGAGAATGTGATGCTGGTGGCTGACGAGGCATCGGGTATCCCAGAGGCTGTTTTCGAAGCTGCTGCTGGCTCAATGTCTGGACACAATGCCGTCACCCTACTGCTTGGCAACCCTGTCAGAAGTTCGGGGTTCTTTTACGACACCCAGAACCGACTGGCGAACGACTGGGTGACGATGAAGGTGAGCTGCAAAGACTCTCCAAGGGTCAGCGAAGCCTACATCGAAGAGATGAAGTCGCGCTACGGTGAAGAGTCCAATGCATACCGAATAAGGGTACTGGGTGAGTTTCCAAGGTCTGACGACGACACCATCATCCCGATGGAACTCATAGAACTCGCCAAGCACAGGGATGTTGAGACATCTCAGCACGCAAAACTGATCTGGGGCTTGGATGTCGCACGCTTTGGTGGCGACAGGTCTGCACTCAGCAAAAGACAAGGCAACGCATTGATAGAACCCACGAAAGTGTGGAAAAACCTCGACTTAATGCAACTGACTGGCGCTGTCGTCGCAGAGTGGGAAGCCCTACCGCCAAGCCAGAGACCGCATGAGATCATGGTTGACTCGATTGGACTTGGTGCTGGCGTAGTAGATCGATTGCGAGAACTCGGTCTTCCAGCGCGTGGCATCAATGTCTCCGAGTCTCCAGCGATGGGTACGACTTATCGAAATCTAAGGGCAGAGCTTTGGTACAAGGCGAAGGCGTGGTTCGAGGCGCGTGACTGTCGCATCCCCAATGATGAGGAGCTGGTGGCTGAATTGGCTACTGTCAGGTACTTCTTTACATCGAGTGGAAAGATGCAAGTCGAGGGCAAGGACGACATTAGAAAGCGTGGCTTGAAGTCACCCGACAAGGCTGACTCCTTTGTCTTGACCTTTGCGAGTGACGCTGCCGTCTCCATGTTTGGTGCGAATACAAGCCAAAAATGGTCTCAGCCGTTGAAAAGAAATCTCTCAAGAGTTGCATAATCCACATACCTAAACATTTGGAGGGGAAAGCTATGATGAAAAAGACCAAGACAGAGAAGAAAATCTCTAAGGTTTACAACGAATTCAAGGCAGGTAAGCTGCACTCAGGCAAAGGCGGTCCAGTCGTCAAGAGCAAGGCTCAAGGCTTGGCTATCGCTTTGTCCTCTGCTGGCGTGAAGCAGAAAAAAGGAAAAATGTAATGGCAACCTCATACCCCAAGAGCTTACAAGGCGCGATGGATCAGATGATGAATCAGAATGACACATCAAGCTGCCCAGCTCCAACGCAAGACATTACCCTGAACCTAAAAAACCGCGCCAAGGCGATCACTACCGCGAAGTACGGTCCTGAGAATCCAGCACTACCAAACACCCCGTTTTGGGCAAAGAAGGCAGACACTTGGGATGTCACTGTGGACGAGGCAAAACAATCTCGTTGCGGAAACTGCGCAGCGTTCAATGTCTCAGACTCCATCAAGCAATGCATTGCTGACGGCATCGGCAACGAAGCAGACCCGTGGGGAACTATCAAACTCGCTGACCTTGGGTATTGCGAGATTTTTGACTTTAAGTGCGCAGCGTCCAGAACCTGTGATGCTTGGGTCGTCGGTGGTCCGAATGAAGGCGACTCTGGTGACGGTGAAGACATGGGCGACGGTGAAGACGAATCATCTGAGTCATTGATCAACATAAATATTGAAAGTAAGGACTAAGCCATGAAGATGGGACTTTATGCCAATATCAATGCCAAGCAAAAGCGTATCGCTGCTGGCTCTGGCGAGAAGATGAACAAAGTCGGCTCTAAGGCAGCTCCAAGTGCTGCCGACTTTAAGCAAGCAGCCAAAACAGCCAAGAAGCCGAAGGCTAAGAAGTGAGTGCAGCTTGGCAGAGGAAAGAGGGTAAGAACCCAGCGGGGGGCTTAAACGCGAAAGGTCGTGCCTCTGCGAAAGCTGAAGGCATGAACCTCAAGCCCCCCGTCAAGTCAGGCGATAACCCAAGGCGAGCAAGTTTCTTGGCTCGCATGGCAGGAAATGCTGGGCCAGAGTACAAGGACGGTGAAAAAACCCGTTTATTGTTGAGTCTCAACGCATGGGGCGCGTCCAGTAAGGCAGATGCCAAAGCGAAGGCAAAGGCGATCACAGCGAGAAACAAGGCAAAGTGAGGTTTTAAAAATGTTTAATTCTGTACATGAATTTGTTGATTTCTGGATCAAAAGTGGGAGACCTATAAGCCCTCCATTTGAAAATCCAGTCTTTACGACAGACATTGCATATTCATTAGTCTTGTTTAGAAAAGACAACTGTCAAGTAGAACTCTACACCTGCAAGCCAAACACACAAGCACCTTGGCATGGGCATCCCAATGTAGATTCTTTCTTTATTTATCTTGGCGGAAATATAGATTTTGGACAACCCGACGGGACATTTGCGCAAACCGCACACCTCCAGCAAGCAAGAGAGGATGGCTCTCATGTTTTGCTTGGTCAAACAGCAGAGGCGCTAGACGGGGCAAGGCACACATTAAAGGTCGGACCAGAGGGTGGTGCTTTTTTAAGTTTTGAAAAATGGAACGACAAAATTCCTACTTCTGTCACCATTAACTGGGAAGGCGATCCAGTAGGTGAAGAGCACGAATCTTCGTTAAACAACGCAAAATGATCCCGATCTGCATATCGACGGTCAACGGCAAGGGTTTGCCAGTTCTGCTTGAGTCCATCAAGCAATACGCACCAGAGGCATTTGTCTACCTTCGAGGTCCTGAGCGCGTTGTCTCTGGCTACAAGAACGCAAGGCTTATCTTTGGCGAACCCCGTAACTTTGGCGAAGACTACAACGAAGTAATCGACGACGCATTGAAGTACGCACAGGCTTGCATCGTCTGCAATGACGATGTGGTGCTGACACCGAACTCTTACCAGCGATTGCTCGAAGATGTTGAGGTTATCCGCGAGCTGGAGATAAATGTCGGCTGGGTGGGTGCGCGAAGTGACTATGTGCGTCCTATGCAGAACATTCGCTACAACCCAGATGGCGATCACCTAGAGATGTGCAGGTTCAAGTCCGAGCAGTTCATTCGCAATGTCAGCGCCATCGCACCGATCTTTGCGTACATAAGTAGAGACGCATGGCATCACGGCAGATTTCCCCCACTTAACTGGTTCTCTGACGATGTGAGCTGCGCAGACCTCAGCAATCAGGGCTACGAACACTTTGTCTCTAGCGCCTATGTCCATCATGTCGGCAGCCAGACCACGGGACAAAACGCAAAACAACTAACTGCCGAGGCGATGCCTTGGATAAAAGAGCACCGTCCACAGTATGCACAACGATTCTTTGGTACTTAACTTAGGCTCTGGCAAAGACTTTCGAGAAGACTGCATCAACGCAGACATACAACTGCGCGTCAAGCACGACTGGTTACTCGACATCTGCAATGTCCCG